TAGTTAAGTGTTTTAAAAACTCGTTGTGTAATTGAGGTGTCTTTAATGATTCTAAATCAAGTTCAGTATCATTTATTTTTAGCTTTTTATCAGCCAGATTTTGTAGTTCTTCTAAGTTCATAATATCTCCATTATATCACAAAACTCTTAAAAAATCAAGTTTAAGAGGTCGTAACACTTGACGTAGATGATCCTACCGTGGCAAAATCATATATGTCATAACTAAATGTAACTGTTGCCGTCAAGTAATTGACATCAGCTTGTTGTTGATCGTATTCTAGTCCTGTAAGTGAAGTAGGAAATAAGTTTCTAAATCTCACTTCTAATTGAGCATTGTTTTTACTAGTCAATACTGTTAGTGTAGCGTCTGAAAAAGAAGCTCCTGTGTTGGGTGCTCCATATTTTACTTTACCTGGTTCTGTGCTTACAGAGCTATTACCAGTTGGAAATCTATCATTACCTGAGGATAATAAGTTTCTAAATTCAGCATGATCTCTAGGAAAACCTAAACCAACAAGCCAACCATGTATCTCTTGGAAGTTTTCTAAATTTTCATCTACTAAAAAAGTCATTAATAATGGTTCGTAAGACAACTTATCGCCAGGTATAGGCAAGTCTTTAAATGTGGTAGCTTGTGACATTGTACCACCTAATGATATACCAGGCACATTTACTTTTGTACAAAAATATTCAACCTTAGGTAACTTAATTATGTTAAACCTAAACTGTGTAGGTGAGGCATAATCTTGTGCCGTTGGTTGTCGGCTCATTGTATTGTTAGTAGTCATATTACTATTTATCTGTTGATTTATCTACTTCTTCCCACTCTTTTTCTGTAGCAAGTTTTTCTAATTCTTTTTCTTTTTCAGTAAGTATCTTCTTATGTTCTTGTACTTTTTTGATTTCTTCTTCAATAAACTCTAATCTATTTTTCTTTTCAGGTAATAATAAAAATGTCACTAAAAGCCCAGCAGTAATTGAAAATATCCAAAGATATTGTACTAAAATATTCTTCATAATTGTATTTATAAGTTACCTAGGAACATAACCTGGTTCTAAAAAGACGGCCATTAGGCATAATAATACAATTAGTATTGCTGTGAATCTGTAATCCATCTTCGTTCTCCATAATATTATTTAGGTCTCCTGCATAAAAAAAGGGCGACTTTTTACGGCCGCCCTTTTAATTTTGTCGGTAAAGACAAACTCAATTATTACATTAAGTTTGATACTTTAACACGTCTGTAATATCTGTTGGCATTTTTATTACCAGCACCGTTAATTACAGCAGCGTCAGATACACCTGATTCAGCAAATGGGTTTGCTTGTAAGCCGTATCTTGTTTTGAAACCGATTTTCGGTTGGAAAGTGTCCTGACCAACTGCTCTCACCATTTGTAGTGGAACATATGGACAATAGAACATACCAGCGTCATAAGGTGAAGTACCTTTGTAACCTACAACAAAGTATTGACTAGCAGAGTTATTAGCACTGTATGGATCAATGTAAACTTTGTATTTACCGTTTAATACACCAGCAAAAGTATTACCAGTATCGTCAACGTTTAGGTTGTTGTTTAACGCAGGTGTGTAATCTAAAACACCAGCCATTTGTAAAGCAGAGGCAACATCTGAAGAACAGATAATTATATTACCTCTTCCTCTTCTCGTTCTCTGAGCGATAACATTAGCTTCTCTCTCAACTTGGAACATAAGTCCTTTGAATCTCTCAACTGACCATCTACCGTTTGAGTCAGTATCTAAATCAAAGATACCAGCAGTAGTTGTGTTGATAGCAGAAACAGCACCAATGTGAGTTGATGAGTTGTCTGATGCACCGATTTCAGCGTTGATGTAAACAGTTCTAACTACTTCTCTGTTGATCTCAGCAAGGATCTCAGCAGATAGGATGTTAGCTAGTTCAGTTTCAGCGTCTAAACCGTGGATTGCTTTAAGGTCTTGTGCAAGTTCCATAGTGTATTCTGCTTTAAGAGCTCTTGACTTAGCAGTCACAGTTGATTTCTCAATTGAGAAAGCCATTTGAGCAAAAGCGTTGTTAGCAGAATCACCTAGAGCTTCAGCAGTAGCAGTTGCCATACCTTGGCCTCTAGTGTATGCTGTGCTTGGGTCATCATTCAATAAACCTGGGTTTGTACCAGTTTGAGCAGCACCTGAATTAGCAGTTGAGTCTCCAGCAGCATTTCTGCTTGAGAAGTCTGTATCTGCTTCATCAAATAAAGCTTCTGTTCCTGATTGGTTAGTGTATCTGCTTCTCATAGCAAATATTAAACCTGTAGGACCAGTCATTGGTTGTACACCAGCGATATCGTAAGCGATCAAATTAGGCATAGCTCTTCTTACTAACGAAATTAGGATTGGATCCCAATTACTGATTGAAGCACCAGTAGCGTTAGTAGGAGCAGCTTCATTTAAGAAAGCTTGGTCTTCTTTTGTTGCTCTTTCTTGGTTTTCCAAGATAGTAGCAGTAACGGCACGTCTGTAAGAATCCGTGATTTTTGGTAAATCAGCGTGTTCTAGGACTGGCTGCCATTTTTTTTCGTAAGTTTCAGATAAGTACATCTGTATTTCTCCCGTATTATTTGTTAGACAATTTAATGTCTTTTGTTTTACTTATAGCGGCGGTATAAGCAGCCATAGCATTAGATAAATCTTCAGGTTGTGAAGATTCGCCTGCCGCTACATCATCTATCTCATTACCACTTGTTTCAACTTTTTTACCAAAGTAACTTTCTTTGATAGTAGATACTTTGTTTGCAAAGTCTTCTTCATTAGAATACTCAACTTCTTCAGTTAGTTTGTTGAATTTCTCCTTAGCAGTATCAGCTAAATCTTTAGACGCTTCATCAATGATGTCTTGTCTTTTTAATTTGCCCATAGCTTTGTTTTGTTCAACATTCTTGTCAACTTGTTCGTTAAGTTTCTTTTCAAGCTCTTCAATTTTATTTGCTTGATCTTCTAGTACATTGTATTTCTCATCTGGAACATCAATGTAGTGATCTTCAAATAATTTTTTCAAGCCAGAAATAAAGTCTTCAGCAATCTCGCCTTTGATTCCTCTTTCGATAGCGATAGAGTTCTCTTTCATCCATTCTTCAACAACGTAGTTTAAGTATGAATCAACTTTTTCAACGAGAGCACCTTTTTGTGACTCTATGTCTTCTTGTAGTTTTTCTTCGTAAGCTTTTTCAATAATTTGTTTTTGCTCTTTAACTTTAGCGTTAACAGCAGCTTCAAAAATTGTAGCAGCTTTGTTCTTAAAGTTTTCTGATAAGTCTTCATCTTTGATAAGAGCAGCTACGTCAGCAGACACGTCAATTTTGTCAGTTTCGGTTTCTTCTTTCTTCATGTGTTTTGAAGCAGTCATTTTACCGTAACCTTCTTCTTTTTCTTTGTCGTCTTCTTTAACTTCTTTATCTTTAGAATCTTCTTCGCTCTCTTTTAACTTCGGCATTGGGTCAGCAGCACCTTGGTTTTTTTGTTGAGCGTCACCAGAAACTTGTTTTGATTTTTTTGTGGCGTCCGGATTGCTGTCAGTCGGTTTAACAACTGGTGCACCTAAATCTTCAGCATCATTTTTTAATGGTGAAGGTTCAGCCGCTACAGCATTCTTTTTTGGAGCGTCAGCTTGTGGATTAGCAGCGTTAGCTTCTAATACAGCTTCTTGTTCCATCGCCTCAATGTTTTTAGTTTCGGCCATTGAAAATCTCCTTATTTGGTTTATAAACGTTTATAAATTTTCTTTGTAAGTATATTTATAAAACTATAGTTTTTTAAGAAATGATTGAAAGACTTTTAACTTAGCTTCTTCAAGTGACCTTTGTTTGGCCTCTCTGACTTGTTTTTTCCAAGATTCTATGTCTTTTTCCTTCAAAACACCGTTGTCCCATACCCACTCTTTAGATTCCATTATGCCTTCAACGAAAGCGTCCGGAGCAGAGGGATCTGCTACAATATCAGCGGCTGTAGCTAGGTAAAAATCGTCTTTTACATAGTTTACACCATTTCTTTGTATTAAAGAACCCATACCACGACTTGACACTCCTAATTGAGCGCCTTCATCTATAAGACCTTTTACAATCTTACCGTATGGAGTATCCATAATTTTTGCCTCACCAATAAAATCTCTACCATCTGGTGTCAATGACTTAACCATATGGCAAACTCTCTCTAAGTTTACAGTTGGTCCGTCAGGATGTCCTAACTCACCAAATGCTCTGTTTTTATTGATAAATTCTTTTGTATATCTGTTCACTTCTCTAGCCAAGATTTCTCTCGGATAGACTCTTCCATTTCTATTTTTAATTTCAGATTGTAAGAATACACCTCGGATTTTGTATTCTTTTTTACCGTTCTTTTCTTCTACAAGATATTCGGCGTTGTTTATTTGCTCGGAAATAAGTTTCATAAATTCTCTCTCTTTATATATTTATAAGGTTTCTTATCTAAACTCTACAATAATTGTATAATTATCGCCATTAGCAAAGTTATTAGTTGATAGTAAAACATCACCAGTAGGTGTGCTAGCATTGTTTGGTATTTCATCTCCTGATGGTCTAAAATCAAAATGTCCTTGACCATTTAACAATAAAGCAGTAGCATTTGTTGTACCGTCCCATAATATCTCTACAGATGATTTAGAGTTAGCAGTGTTTACTGAGAACCATATCTTACTAATCTTTCTATTACCGTCTTCGGTCATAAAAGTTAATTCAGAGGCGTCAACTTTTTTAACTAGAGTTTCGCCTGTACCGTCTGAAAAATTAGTTAATTTTGTTACAAACTTTACACCTGAAGTATCAGCTATTGTTTGTGTCGTTACTGTATCAGCCATTTGTATATCCTGTTTCTTTGTGTGCCTCTATTACCACATTATATTTTGTGACATTAGAGTCGCTTGTTAGTAAAATATCCCCTATAGTGTCTTTGATTTTGTTCTCACTAGGTTTTAAACCATAGTTACCTCTACCATTGATCACTACTTTTTTTGATGTATCACCTTTAAAAAATACAGTTACATCACCTGTGCCTAAAACTTCATAAGCTATATGTGCTATTGATACTTTAGGTTCACTTGAAGCATTGTTTGAATTTACAACGTCAATAAGTGTTTGATCTGTTTCGTCAGCAACACCATTAGCATTTACAATAATCTTAAAATTATCATCTACTAATTTGGTTGCCGTAATAGTCATTATCTAGTTGAAGATACTGCTGAACCTACAGCGTTACCTGATGTTTCAACTGTATGTGATTCTTCTTTTTCAATTATAATACTATCACCAGCAGTTACTAGTATCGTTGATCCAATAATAGTTGAGCTTTCTTTAACTGTCACAGTGTTAGCAGCCGCCTGTGTTTGTACTCTTACAAAGTGAGCTCTGCCAAAGTTACTAGCACTTATTTGAGCACCAGCAGATGTAGTAGCACCTTTGAGTTTCATTGAGCCTTGGTATGCCATTTTATTTTCCTTCTAATTGTTCTTTGATTTCTTTATCAAAGTAATTGTTTAATTCTATGATATTAATTTTGTGATGTTGACTTACTTTATCAACAGCACCTTCAAAATTTTTTATAATATCACCTGTTGATTTTTCAATCAACTTGAAAACATCACTCACTGCCTCTTTCATAACAGGACTTAAATCCCTATATGATTGAGAATCAATTGTTAAATTTTCTCTAACTAGTTTGCTCACCTGCATTTAAATCTACTCCTACCATTGTGTCTGGTGTTCCGTTATCTGCTGGTGTCAAATCAATTTGAGCTTCACCATCATTACCTAAATCGGTAGTTGGCGAAACGCTTCCATCTCTATTAAAAGTTCCTGGATCAGCAATCTCTGGTTTAGGGTCGCTGTGATCGGCCGCTTCTGGTTGATCAGGATTAAACATGTTACTAGCAATATCTTTTCTAGCAGCGTCTAATTGTGAGGCAACCTTATCTCTTAAAGCGTCTTTAAAAGCTTCACCAGCCTCTACACTATTACCTTTTGATAGTTGATCTATAAAGTTTTTTGTATTATCGTTTACTTCACTCATTATTCATTTCTCCTATTATATTTCTTGGTCTGAGTTTTGAGCTGTTGGACTAGCAATTATACCATCATCAATTTCTTTTTTGATTTGGTTATCCATGTCTTCTATTTCTCTCTCGTTTTGTTTTAAGATATTTTTTCTTACATACGCAACGCTAAAGTATTTACCAACATAATCTCTCATCTCGTTTGCTAAAGCTAATCTTTCTCTTAGCATTTCTGTGTGTTTTAACTCAGCGAAATGGCCATCTTGTAAAAAGTCATATTGTAAAATATCTCTTACAGTATACCAATCGTCTTCGTTAATAATACCTTTTAGTATTAATTGTGTTCTTAACAAGTCGTTAAATAATTCAGTAAATTTCTTTCTTAATCTTTGAACAAACTTAGTAAATTTTAACTCATCTCTTGTAATTTCAGAAGCTCTACCTAAATTGAAACCAGATGAAGACTCTAATCTACTAACTGGTACATTCAATGATCTGTAAAGTTTACTTCTAAAGTATTCTATATCTGAAATCTCTCCAAGATTTTGTCCGCCTGGTAGTGTAGTAATATCTGTACCTCTACCACCTTCTCTACTTGGTAACCAAAAGTCTTCTAACATACTCATGTAGTTTCTATCATCTCTGATTTCACCTGTTGAGGCGTCATATACAAGTTTGTTTCTGTATCTTGCCATAACATCACGTAAGTATTGTTCAGCTTTTACTTTTGGTAGATTACCTACATCAATTTTAAATATTCTTCTTTCAGGTGCTCTAGCAATTCTGTAAATTACTGTAGCGTCTTCAATCATTCTCAATTGATTTACAGGCTTAATCGCCTTATGTAAGTATGATAAAACAATGTTTTTATTTTGGTCAATCATTCCTGAAGGACAAAATGCTATTGTATCAGGAGCTATCTTAATACCAGCGCCTGAAGTAGAACCAGATACACCTTTTTCATTGAACACATAGTATTCAACATATTCATCAACAACTGATAAACCATTTGGTACAGGTCCGTCTGGTCTTTTCTTTCTGATTTCTCTTATCTTTTTAATTTTTCGAGGATCAATATACTTTAACTCTGTAATACCTTTTACAGGACTTTCTCTATCTATAATCTTGTGATAGTATATACGGCCATCTACATACCATCTTCTAAAGATGTCGTGGCCTTTAGTGTTAAAGTTAAGAAGTTTTAACACTTCTTTAAATTCGTTTTCTATTTTTCTTCTTACGTCTTTTCCGTAAGGTAAATCTGTTATGTTTACTCTTACAGCGTCTTTCAATTCGTTAGCCACGATTGCCTCATTAACGATATCCTCTATCGCCATGTCACATTCGGGGTGTAACGCCACTTCTCTATATCTTCGTATTAGATCCGCCTCACTCTTTGCCGTACCTTCCATATCAAGGTACTGCCCAAAATAACCTCCGGCAGCAATAGTTTGTGTACCATCATCTGCTTGTGTTGTTGTGAAGCTTTGTTTAGGATCAGCCTGTTTACGAGCCCTCGTAATACTAAATCCAAATAATTCAGCCATAATATTGTTTCCTTTGTTTTATCTACTACTACTTATAATAGTTTTAGGAAGATGGCCTGGAGACCAGGCCACCCTCATTTATATTAGGTAGTCGTATTTGTTTCAAAGTATTGGTATGCAAAAGTAACAGAAAATTCTTCAATCGCTGTTGCTTCATCATACGTCAACTCAATAGGAGCTATCGCTGTAGGGAAAACTCCTCTTAACGTGTACGATTTAACTGTATTACCGTTTCTGTCAAGGTGGTCAACAAAAGCGTCAACTTGGTAGTCAACTGGATTTGTTAAACCCTCATTGTCAGTCATGTTGTTTATACCGTTTTGCCATCTTTCAAATGCATTTCTTAATTTGAAATTTGTATCGTTATAAGCTGTAACTGACCAATCGGCAACTGTTCTATCACCAGCTATTTTGATTGATCTACCTCTAAACGGAACGTTTAAAGACGGAACATCCATACCTGGTAAAGTAGTTGCTCTACATAAAAAGGCAAGGTCTTCTATTTCGCCACCAACTTGTGCGTAACCAGGAAAAGGCATTGTTACCTTAAACTGATTGGCTCTAGCGCCACCGCCAGCAAGTTTAGCTTTGAAGTCATTTATATTTGGCATATTTAATTTCTCCTCTTTCTAAAATTACCCAGCGACTTCTTCAAAAGCCACGCCAGTTCTGGTTGCTACAAAAGATAAAGTGATAAAGTTGATACTTCTTGCTGGTTTCACAAAGATTTCAGCAATAAATTCGTTTCTATCAATTACTTCTCCTGTATTGTTAGTTTCATCACAGACTACTAAAAAGTCTGTAATACCTCGTCTACCTTGAACTTCACGTAAGAACGGCTCAACTATGTTTCTAAAGTTTGCTCTTGTAAATTCATCATTGAACTCAAAAAGTTGAAACTTAGAAGCTGTTGAAATAGCCTTTTCTAAAGTAATGAAAAGTCTTCTTACATTAATTCTATCAAACGCTGATGGCGAAGATAATCCAGTTTTGTCACCGAAAAGAACAGTACCTTGTCCTGGGAAAGTAGCCACTGGGTTTACTCTCTTAGGATAAAGTTGATCTCTTTGTGCTTTAGTTGGGTTATACGCCAATTTAACAGCACCTCTAACAATACCTCTGTTAAAGCCAGCCGGTGAGAACCAACTGTCTGCTGTTAAGTCTGTTCTAGCCGCTAGGCCAGCAACATCACCGTTTAACGGTACATATCTATATACGTCATTGTATCTATCGTAGCAGTATTTGTAACCACTATCAAATACAACGTATGAAGATGATCTAATGTTATCAAAGAAATCAATAACATTATTTGTTTGTGTGTTAGTGTTAGTAATGTCAACCACATCAGCTCTTTCAGGAGAAGCAAATACTACTGCGTCTTTTCTGTTTTCTGCTATTGTGATTAAGTTATCAACGTGAGTTGATGTACATTTACCAGCCATAATTAAACCAACATCTACAGTGTCAGCGTCAGCAAATTTATCGTAAGCTGATTTTAACTCACCTGTAGTTACAGTAGAACCATCAGAACCTGCTGATAGTGATTCTAAAGTAGGTGTTGCAACTGCTGTAAATGTAGTACCTGTTACAGCGCTACCCCAGTTAGATCCACTTGTATTATGATCCGTCCAATAGATATGTTGTGATCTATTTTTAATTACTGTTGGATAATAATTAGTGTCACCTTGTGGAGTTTTAGCGTCTGAACCTTTAGACATTTTACTAAAAGTTTCTAACACTGTTCCTGGTACACCAGAAATACCACCATCTTCATCAACTACTACTACATGGATTTCATCACCTGAACCTGATCTAGCAGATGCATATGCTGAAGTTCCAGGAGCACCGTCAACTTGATCGTAATATCTCCATCTTCTTCTTATGTGTGAATTATCAAGTACAACTCTTTTTAAACCACCAGATCCTCTTGGATGCTGAACGATTGTTAAAGTGTTTGTTGATATTCCTGTTATTCTGTATTCTTCTCCGTCATCAAAGTCTTCCGTTGAAGCTGTAGTAGAAAAGTTTAAAATGTCGCCAACATTAAAGTCTGTTCCATCGTCAACATCTATACTTGTATCTCCTACTGCTGTGTTGGAGCTTTCGTTTACAAGCGAAATTGTAGCGCCTGTTGTTGTTTGTTCAAAAGCAGCTGCTGAAGGACAAGTAGAAACAAGTAAATTGTTTCCGTGTGCTCCTGCTGTTCTAGCTGCAAATGTGCCTATTACGCCAGCGCCGCTTTCAAAATTTGACTCATAGTCATCCAAATTTTTAATTTGTGCTGATGAGCCTGAAGCGTTAGCGTTAGTGCTACCTGTATTGGATGCTCGTACTACTCTTAAAGCGTTAGAGTATTGTAAGAAGTTTGCCGCCGTAAAAAAGTATTCAAATGTGCTTGAATCTGGTTTTCCGAAGGTATCTACTAACTCTTGTTCACTAGATATAGCCACAACCTCATCTAAAGGTCCTTTATTAAATTGACCAGCAACAGCACCGATTGATGTTGATACGCCTGGTATAATTCTAGTAATGTCTTTTTCTTGTACGAGAACACCTGGTGATACTTGAAATGCCATAGGTATATTCTCCTCTATATTTTTTAATTAGCTAATTGCATTTTTTTGTGTCAAAATTCGTATTATTAATACGCCCATAATCAAAGTTTCATCTTGTAGATATTTATAATAACTAGGATTTACAATCCTTTACGAACAACTGGACTCCAAACATCTCCGTATTCGTCAATTGTTGTTTGTTCGTGTTCATTTATACCATCATCCACAAAGCCAAAAGGTGACATATCTTGCTCAATCAAGTTTTGTTGTTCAGCATACATCTGCTGTCTGGCATTGGTATTTGTTAATTCTTTAAAGTAAGGTTGATTTGATACCCAACCAAATATGACACAACACATCATTAAATCATCATTTGCCCCATCTTCGGCCTGATAACTTTGACCTCTTTTGGCAAAGGTACTCATCTCCTCAATAATCTTAAATGAGTTTACTATAATCTTGTCGCTTTCCATAAGTGTCTTTATATTAGCACATCCTATTCTTTTAATCTGTTTGGTCATTCTTACGCCTAATGATGTTCCACGACCACTAAACATTGCACCTAAGACTTGTCCGGCACGACCTTTCTGTGTAGTCATTAATATATTATCGTATTCTATTTCAAACTGTAGTGCCTCAGCAATCTGTTGGCCAATGTCGTTTACCTCAGTCAATATATGAGCATGATTATAACCTTTAGCAACCTTTTCTATTATACTAGGAAAGATGAAAGGTTTGACTTCATTGTTTTTGTAAATAGCCACAACTTCATAAGGCATTTTTGTTACGTCAAATACAACAAAGGCAGAGTAATCTTTATCTACACCTCTGGATACATCAACTGTACAAACATATGTATGATTTTTTACTGGCGATTTAAATACTTCTACACTACCAGAGGCAGTTATTGGATTATGATAAGCCATAGTTTTAATTTTAGCAGGACTTATAAGTGTGTTTACTGAACCTAAAAATTCACATTCAAACTCTTGTTGAAATTGCTCAGGACTTGTGTTTCTAATTGTTTGTTCTTTCCATTCTTCATCTCTACCTGGAACTTCCGACCAATGTACTTCTATTGGTATATAATCGTTTCGTTTTTCTTCAGCGTCTGTCCATAATTTATAAAACTGATTCATACCATAAGGTGTAGATACAATAATCATTTTTGTACTAGAACCAGAGGAGATTGTAGGATATACTGAACTAAAAAACGATTCGGCAATATTTGTAGGTACGAAAGCAAACTCATCAAGGAAGATTATATTATATGAACCACCCCGTATGGCACTTGAAGATGTAGCAGCCGCCACAATAGTTGATTTGTTTTCTAATTCTATATTACCTTTGTTCCAGTTTATAACACCTTGTTGCATCCACTTTGGTAAATTTTCATATGCTAGTTGTAATCTACTTAATATATCTCTAGCAGTAGAAGATTTATTGGCAAGTAAGGCTATGTTTGAGTTAGGATTAAATAAGGCATAATGCATCAAATAAGAAATAGTTGTTGTTGATTTACCTGACTGTCTTGGTAATTTACAAATTGTAAATCTATTGTTATGAATAGTATCTACTATCTTCTTTTGAAAATTATACATTTTAAAAGGTACAAGACCCTCATCAAGCGATACAATTCTCACATATGTTTCCATAAAATATATTGGATCATCAGCACACTTTTGATATTCCACAATTTGTTCTTGTGTAAATTCTTGTGATGTATTTACTTTTTTTAGATTTGGATTTCCTAGATAAGCGTTATCACTCATTTAACATTCCTTACAACAATCATCTGTACCACAATTAGGGTGTTCTTCATCAAATTGACCAGCATGTGGTGTATTATTTGCTAAGTCTTCTAAAAATTTATCATCTTCTTCATCATTCATTATTATACCTTCTATATGTGTGTAACCTAATTTTTTAGCAAGTGTAACTCTTTGGTTACCTCTAACAACAGAATATTTTTTTTCTTTATAGATTTTACCACCAGCACCATATCTTATGGTTGGAGAGACCACGTGTTTATTAATTTCAATCGGTTCTATCATATCAAAAGGTTCAGATAAATCTTGTAAGTAAACTTTTTTGTCTTCGTAATATTTAATATATGTTAACTCACTTATCGGAAATATCTGTTTCTTCGGGTGTGATGTTTTTGCTTTCAGTGTTTTCATCTTTTTTTAACATCTTTTGTAACTCAGCAGTTGACCCCACAAATAAAGCATTCTTTATATTTGGAGTAGCTGACTTAGGTAACTCTTTCAAGTTTTGTAATTTTTTATTTAAATCTTGTAGTTTATCTACAGTATCAGCAACATTCTTAATACCTGCTAATGCCACTTCGTAAGCTCTTGGATGTTGGCCTTCTTTTGCTACTTCTAGTATACCTGCTATGGCTTCTTGTCCTTGATCAATTAAATTATAGTAATACTCTCTACTATTTTTATGGTCATTATCAATATCATCTTTAGCTTTTTCTTCCACACGAGCTACAGGTGGTTTAAATTCTTTATTTTGTTTTTCTTCAGGTTTTTCAATACCTAGTATTTCATTAACCTTTTCTTCTAGTTTGCTCATAATTATTCATCACTGTCAGTTGTTGTATTATATTTTTTACCATCTGTATAACTTTCAATCGTTGTTGTAAATCCAAAATCATCATCAGCGTCGGCTGAAGTAGGATTAGGTACAACAATAATTCTTTCTTCTCTTGCTTTATCAACTGTATCTGTATCACTATATAGGTCTGATTGAACTGTCTTAACCACCTTTTGAGTTTGTGCTGGGCCAAACAAGTATGTTTTGGCAGTAAATGTTAATGTATATATAACGGCTCTTCTTGTTGTATAGTCACCACTATAAGAATCTTCATAGTTAACACTATTTAAAATAATAGGCACATCTCTTTTAATATCTAAATTAGGTATGGCATTTATAGTAACTGTATAATCTGGTTGAAAATAAGGTAATATTTGTTCTATAATTTGTAAACCACCTTCAGCAGTTGCCGTAAATACATTTAAAGTGTAAGATATATTATAAGGCACAGGCATATAATTAAAGTCTAATACTTTACCCTCAGCACTTGTTTTAACTTTTTTAAATTTTTGTAATCTGTTTAGTTTTCTACTAGCGTCATATTCAATACTAGCTATTTCAAAACTCATACGAGGTAAAGTTATAGCAAACTCTCTGTTATCTAAATCAGGTTGTTGATCTAATCTAGTTAAAAACTTTTCTTTAGGTGCATATGCCAAAGGTACTCTGATAGATTGTATCGTGCTACCACTAGAGTCTTTTCTTTTAATCTGTATGTTGTTAAACAACTGCCCAAAGGCAATTGTCATTCTTCTCATACTTTCGTTGTAAAAATATCCGAACATCTAAAAATCTGCATCCCCAAAAGGGTTCCTCTCTGTAAAGTCTAATATATCATCTGCTGTAGAAGCTGTATCAAAACCAGCTTCACTATCTAAATCTAAGTTATCAGCATATGGCGATTGTGTTTGTATAGCATATGTTTCAAGTAAGAAGTAATTACTGTCACCACTTACTGAGTCATTTTCTAATAATAAAGCGCCGTCTTCATTTTCTAAACTGACTTGATGTGCTAATTGATCTAAAGTATGTTTGTCTTCAGCAGCGTCTATATCAGAAACACCTGTATCAATTTGCTCTGAACTATATTCCCATCTCGTAGCTCTTAGTTTGTAAACAGGTAAGTTACCTAATTGAAAGAAAGGCTCCTGATCTTCTACAAACTGTATCTCAAAAAAACCATTCATTAAAGGCATGTAAATTATATCGCCTTCGTTTGGTCTACCATCTACAATCATTGTAGCAGGATCATCCACTGAATCTTGCCATCTTCTTTTAGAAATCATAAATGTTGTGTCATCTCTGATCTCTAAACCAAACTTATTAATTATTTCTTGTGAACCAGCAAAACCCTCAGTGGTTTCCATATACATTTCTAATAGATAAGCAGCATTGAATTTACTAGCTACATCTTCGCCTAATATAAGGTCTCTATTGATTAATGTTCTTGGTAAGTAGTAACAGTCTTGGCCATATATTTTTAGGCCCTCAATGATTAAATCTTCGTAAAGTTTTTTTTCACCTTGACTGCCAATTCCGTTCCCACCTTGAAAATAATGATTTGTTGCCATGGCATATTATCCTATCATCATAGCCGGATTTAATTCATATGACGATCTTATTTCTTGTTCTAGTTTTTCTATGTCTGATAGTGCCTCAGAATAAATTTGTTGACCATTTAATGTAACACCACCTATCATACTTACACCATTAAATTTAGATAAGTTAGCGCCCCATTGTTTTTTAAATAAAGCAGTTACATATCTCTTTAAAAATATGTCATTGTAAACATCTGTATGTGTTTCAGGATCTAATTTTCTGTAACATTCTATAACTAGATATTCACCTACAGCTAAATCATTTGACCAGTCCATATCTACATACAGTTTATTATCATGTTGATTAAATCTTAGTGGTTTTTCACCTACTAATACATGGTCTAAAAAGTCCAAATGTCTTAATACAACATCATAATTTATAATTGATGTTGAAGAAAAATCATAAAGGTCATTTAATCTTAATTGGTATCTTACGTCAAATAAGTTTAGATTACCTTTATTAGAAAATGGTAATACATTAATTACAGATATAACTGAATCAGGTATTGCTATGAAGTTATTATCTTCATTTAAAGTAGTCGTTACACCACCACTTGTAGCTGTTTCTGTATTAGGGTTAATAGCCGATAATCTGTCTTTATCTGCTTGAGTTAACTTATATTTTAAATATGTTCTTTTAATACCATCATAGTGATATTGAGAAAAATATTGTAGAGCTTCATCTATTCTATCTTCTAACTGGTCATCATCAGCGTTAATTTCAATGACCGGCTTACCTAATGCTCTTAAGCAATATTCTTTTAAGTTACTTCTAGTTGCTGGTGTTGCCATAATTTTCCTTATTTCCTACTATTTATACCCTTATCCAAGTGCTATGGCCTGAGCAATAGCAAATGACGTAGCCGCCTTTGTATCTAATTGTGTCTGAATAGCACTTGATACACCATTTAAAAAATCAAACTCTGTATTAGATACATTACCACCTGATATTTTAGCAGCGTCTATACCTGTGCCTAAATTTAATGTTATTTCACTACCACTTATTACTGAACTAATATTTGTACCACCTAATACAGATAAACCACCACCTAATGGTACTGAAACTGTTGAACTGTCATCTGTACTTATTGTAAATGATGAGTTAGAAAGTTTATCATTACCAATAGAACCTGCTAATTTACTAGCGGCTATTGATCCTGCTAACTGAGCATTTGTAATTGTACCCGTCAAACTAGATGTTGGATAATCAGTAGCGTCTGATAAATCAAATGCTGGTGTAGTGTCACTAGCACCTAAAGCTAATGATACACCACCAAAATTTACAGTAGAATTACTAAGTGATGAATTTGCTATATTAGATAAAGTATTATTTGACCCACTAATTGTTTTATTTGTTAATGTATCTGTTGAAGTTTCTGTAACTACACCACCGTCTGTAGCAATAGTCATTTCTGTGCCACTTAGAGTTGTTGTAATACCTGAACCACCTAATATAGTAAAACCACCACCTAATGGTACACTAACTGCTGTTGAACTATCATCTGCTATAGTAACAGTTGAGTTTGCCATCATGGTATTTGTAACTGTACCACTGTCACCTGATCCTACTAAAGTACCAGAGTTTGTTGGTAAAACTGAAACTGAACTACTACCTAAAGCATGTGGCGAAGCCTGTAGTGTTTGAGCATGAGCGTTACCAGATTCACAATAAAATTTTATTTTAGATACAGCACCTGTGCCTGTTCTTATATCAATTAATCCATCTGATATACTAACACCACCTGAACTACCATTACCATCCATGATAACTTTACCTGTACCGTGAGGTAATAAATCTATGTTACCATTTGATAATGTAATAATATCATTACCATTCATATCTAAATTGCCACCTAGACTTGGTGTGCTATCATCTGATAGATCAGAAAGACCAGCACCTGAAGCAGCCGTAGCAGATATGAAAGATAAATTTCCTGATCCGTCTGTTGATAATATTTGGTTGGCGTCACCATCATTTGATGGTAAAGTTAAAGTTACATTACCACCTAAACTTGGCGAAGCTAGTCTAACATAATTAGAACCGTTATAAACATTAAGACCACCTAATGCTAAAGTACCTTTTGTAATTGTTAGATTACCTGAACTTGATCCTGTAAATGAACCAGTACCAACTATAAACTCATCTTGGTCTTCGTCAAAACCTATAATAGCATTAGCGTCATCACCTCTTTCAATTACAATACCAGAATCACCTGAAGCTGAGCCTGATCTACCTGTACCTAATTCTAAAAATTGATCTGTTAGTGTTGTATTTGTAGATGATATAGTAGTTGTACTACCTGTAACAGTCATATTACCAGCGACTGTTAAATTACCAGCAACACTTAAACCATCACCACCACCAATCTCTACAACTGTTGAGTCGGATGATTTAATTACGTTACCAGCTATATTAATTGTACCTGCTGTTAAGTCTGATATACCGGCAATTGTTGTTGCTGAGGCACCTAAAGCTATTGAAGTTGACCCTACTGTAACAGTTGAGTTTGCTAAATTAGCATTTGTAATACCAGCACTACCAGATAAATTTGAGTTAACTATGTTAGATATTGTATTATTAGAGGCGTTAATAGATTTGTTTGTTAATGTTTGTGTATCATCTAAATCAACTAGTGTAGCGTCTGTAACGGCAGTTTGAAACTGAGCTAAAGTACCTGATACTGTATTACTACCAAAAGCAATTGTTTTGTTTGTAAGTGTAGCTGTTGTATCTTTTATAGCTGCTTGTATTTGAGATAGAGTTGCTCTACCCTCAGTGCCACCATCTGACACCATAATTTGATCGGAGGCTTCTAATGTTTGTGAGGTTAAATTAGTTGCTGTATCTATATTAATAATAGCTTCTACAGCACCAAATTCTAATGCTGATCCGCCACTGTTTACTTTTAAAACCTGGCCAGCTGAGCCTATTGTTAAGGCAACACCTGTACCACCGTGATCTAAACCTACCGTTTCACCTGTTTGAAACTCAGCTAATCCTGTGGCTACGCCACTGTCATTAAAGACCGTTCGTATTGGTTTTTTGTTTGCCATAATTCTCTCTCTTATCTATTTATTAAAATTGAAAT